GAGGAAGAGAAAAGAAAAGCTGACTTGAATGTTCAATCACAAAGAAACCAGAAGATTGACGAGAAGGCGTTGACAAGAATCGACGATTTTACGAGCCCATACTATGAGGGCATGCGTACAGCCGGCAATACGAGAGCCAGCATAAAGCAGCTAAGTGAATTGCTTGATGCAGGAACGGAAACCGGGCAGGTTCAGGACTTACTAACTTATGCTAGAGGCTTAGGAATTGACCTCGGGCTAAACGTGGAAAATCCTTCGCAGCAGCAGGTTTACAAAGCAATAGCGACACAATTAATAATTCCAATGATGAAGCAGCTTGGTACTCAACCCACAGATCGTGATTCACAATTGATGCTAGATTCATATCCAAGCTTGTCGCTGACGCCGGAAGGAAACAGACTCTTGATAGATGTGATGAAGTTAAAGCTTGATCGCGACGAAGTTATGACGAATGCGATAATGGACTTTGAAGATGAAAACGAGCAACTTCTCAGACAAAACCCATCCAGATATAAGCGACAATTAGAACGCAGATTGAGCGAGGTTCAGGCAAGCGATGCTTATAAGGCAAATGATATGTTTGTGCTCAAGGCTCGGCATAGTGCATTAACAGGCCGGTCGCCTGATTCACAAAAAGCCTTAAATGCTTTATAGGAGAATAAGATGTCTGAGCGCAACGCACAATCCTACTTAGATCAGTTTTATCAGGATCTGAAGAAAAAAGAAATTACCGGGTTTAAAAGTGACTTGGGACCAAAATTGCTCGGAGCAATAGAGGATGGGTCGCTGTCAGGTGATAAAATAAGCCTAATGCTGCAAGGTGCATCTGTAAGCTCCTCTGATGAAATTTTAGGGTATGCAAGGTCACTTCTTGGGGGTGATAGCGCAATGCTGGCAAATAAAATGAATAGCATTTATGGTGCGGATCTATCGCCAGCCGAGGTGGGAATAGGCTTAGAGCGGCGAGGCCCAAATCAGTACCGCAAGGATAACCCATTAAAGGCTATGGCCTTAGAGGCTACAGGCGGCCTAGTCCTTGGTCCAATGGGCGCCGGTAGAACGATCGCTGCGCGCACGGCGCAATCTGCCGGTACTGGCGCAGCATCAGGATTTATGGCTGGCGAGGATGGGCTAGAAAGTCGATTAACGGGTGGTGCTTTGGGCAGCGTCATAGGCGCTGGATCTCAACTTGGGCTAGATATGGTTGGCAGCAAACTGATTAGCCCTGTTTATAGCGCCTTGTTTCAATCTGGCAAAAAGGAAGCGACGCGAGAGGGCGTGAGCGTCGCAAGAAGAGCGCTTATCGAGCAAATTGAGGCTGACGGTATGTCGGTCGATGAGGCAATAGCTTATATCGGTCAGCAAGCGGGCAAGGATGTGTCGCTCGCCGACATTGGATCAAACACGCAAGCCTTGGTTGATGTCATAAGCGTGCTTCCTGGCCCAGGTAAGGCAACGGCTACTAGATTTTTAAGGCAGAGGATGGAAGGCCGGAATGGTCGCTTGGGAACAATTTTGCAAGATGCGTTCGGTAAACGAGCAGCTTTTTACAACGATTTTCAGGCAATGAAAGGCGCTAAAAACGACACTGCTAATAAGCTGTACGGCGCTGCAAACAAGATAGATATCCCATTCACTCCAGAGCTTCAGGAATTGTTGCGAACGCCAGCCCTGCAACAAGCCTACGACAGTGCAGCTCGAATTGCCGGCAATAAAAAAGATAATGCGATGAGTTTTAGGCTGACGCCAGACGGCGAGATTCTAGATATGGAAGGTAACGTTGTTTCGGCAATAAACACACGATTCCTGCACTTTATGAAGCAAGGCCTAGATGATGTCGCTTTTCCGAAAATGCCGGCGCAGGGTATTGGCGCAACGGAGGTCAATGCGATCAGAGACTTGCGCTCTGAGTTTGTGGAGCTGATGGATGCCGCCAACCCAATGTACGGCAGAGCCCGGGCAATGTACGCCGGTGACAGCGCGGTGATGGAAGCAATGAAAATAGGTCGAGGGCTTCTCAGGGAAGATCCTGACGAGCTTGCCGCAAGAATTGTCCGCATGAACAAAAGCGAAAAGGAGGCTTTTCGGTTAGGCGCGTTGCAGAATTTGCAGGACCAATTCGATTTAAGCGTCGAGTCTGCGAACATGGCCAGAAATATAATGAAGTCTGCGAGACGGCGCCAATTGCTACGATTAGCTTTTCCTGACGGCGAGGAGGGTAAGGCAACCTTCGAGGTGTTTATGGATAACTTGGGTCGCGAGAGCAATATGGCGGTGACAGAGCGCGCCGGGATGAATAGCGCAACGGCTCAGCGCAGCGAATTGATTGGCACCATTAGAAACCAGGTAGACAATGGATCAAATCTGCCAACGTCTGGAATTGATTTGATCATGTCTAGCCTGCGGGATACCAATCGGACACAGTCAGACGTTTCCTTGCGCGCCGTTTCCGAGGAGCTTGCAAGAGTGCTCACTGAGACGAACCCGGCCCTGCTGCCGCAAGTACTGGCTGATCTTGGAAAAGGAACATTGCTTGACTCGCTAAAGCGTAATGCGCCGAGCCTATTGCCGCAGTTATTGCCAATGCTTGGGCAAGGTCTTACTGGTCCCGGCAATGTTGGTTCAATGAGCGGACGGGCGGGCGCAGGGGTGGCGCCTTTAAATGATCAGCAATCCGCACTGCTTGGTTTATAATCGTCGCTGAGATTGGGTTGGGCGGCACGAGCAGTGCCGGTTCGACCCCTCTTTTTTTGGATTTGCACCAAGATTACACCAATCTAGCTAAGAGTCCCTTAATACGGGCTCCTTCAATCCCGGCCCCGGGCACCATTCCCCTCTACACTTCTCTACACTTCTCTACACAAAGCCCCATAAATAAAGGCTTCTAGGCCTTTACATTCGCCCGATAAAACACTTAGATACACTCCTGTACATGTTTTTACTTGTTCAATTACACCAAATTGCACCAATAATTACACCAGGAGCGGGTATGCAAGGGACTTATCAAAAGCGTGGAAATCGTTGGCGAGCAATAATTATGGTGCATGGTCGGCGCCGTTCAGCGACGTTTGATACCAAGCGCCAGGCGCAGGTATGGGTGGCCGAGATGATCACCACAGATACTGGGGTCGCGATAGCAACCGGCACGCTGCGTGAGCTCTGCGAGCGGTACAAACGAGAGGTGAGCGAAAAAAAGCGAGGCGCGCAAAAGGAGCGCATTCGCTTGGACATGTATGCTCGCAGGTATCCTGAATTGTTTGACCGCAAACTGATCAACATACAGCGCGAGGATGTCGAGCGTCTAATCGATGATCGACTAAAAGAGATCGAACCAAGCACGATGAATCGCGACCTGAACTTGATCAGTAATGTGTTTAAGTACGCCAGGCGCTGGCGCATGATGGCGCACAACCCAATGACCGATTTGATGCGCCCTAAAGATCCCGAGCCACGGAACCGTCGGGTCAGTGATCAAGAGATAGAGCTGTTGCTAGTCGCGCTAAATTACACCGATGATCAACCAATAACAGCCCAGCGTCAAAAAGTCGCGATAGCATTCTTGGTTGCGCTGGAAACGGCCATGCGGCAGGGAGAGATTGCCCAGGTGAAGTGGTCTGATGTGCATCTTGACGAGCGCTATATAGCCTTGCCACACACAATCACAAAGACGGCCGTGTCTCGCAACGTGCCGCTATCAGCCCGGGCGATAGAACTAATACAAAGGCTCGACCATGAAAAGGAAACGATGCTGGGCGTCTCTGCTGGCGTGGTCAGCACCATGTTTAGGAAGGCCGTCGCAGACAGCGCAATCGACAACCTGACGTTTCATGATACCCGGCACGAGGCGACGACTAGGCTGGCGCAGAAGCTTCAAGTGCTCGATCTTGCTAGGGTGACAGGCCACAGAGACATTAAGCAATTGATGACCTATTACAACAAGGATGCGCGAGAGCTCGCAGATCTGCTTTAGCCTTTGGCCCATCGAACGATATCGGCCTTTAGCCAAAGGGCGCCAGTACCTCTTGTTTTAGGGAACCCGGGTTGTTTCGCAAGCTTTTCTGCAAAGTATCGTTTTTTAAAGTGCAGGTAGTTAGCGCACTCTTTTGCATCCCACAAAACCTCGCTTTCCTTCGGCGCCTTGCTCATTTGCAAAGCGATTTTCTCAGCAAGTAAGTCGTAATCTAAAGCCAGGTCCATAAAGCGCCCCCAGTACAAACGAGCAGGGTTGCAAGAATAATAATCTTTGCCTGGTCATCTGCCTGACAGTAATTATCGCCCCAGCGTCTTCTCTTTAAAAAGCTCATGATAGATCCCCCTCAAGCTCTTCGGCAAAAGTCTTAAACTGATGCTCGTGCCGAAACATATCGTCGTCGTTTATCTCCACATCTTCCATGCTCATCTGAATAAGCAACTCGGCGTAGTGAATGATCTTGCGCAGATCATCGACAGAGTTTTTGTGCTTTTTCTTCCATCGACAGGCGTACTTAATGATCGATGATTCGCAGGCGCCAAGGCCATTCTTCTGACAAAAATAAACTGGTTGGATGGCGAAATCTGCGTAATGAGATCCCCCAACCTGCCTCTTAAATGCAGACATCATTCATCTCCTTTTTATCCCACTTCCGAGCAAGCCAGAACGCTGCTCGCTGCCCTTGCCACATATCTATATCGTCTATGCTGTTAGCGATTCGGCACTTCCGGCAGATCCGTGTATGGACCAAAATTATTGTCCCGCACATGCACTTCATCACTCGCTCGCTGTCTTCATTGATCTTAGCCAAGAGCGTCTTCCCATTGCTGACATTCATTCGGCATGCGGACAAAATCGACAGGCACAATTCCGTGGATGCGGCAGAGGTCTATCGTCAGCATGATGCACTCGTAACAAGCGTGCTTGCGCGGCAGCAGCGGTAACTCAACTGGCTTTTTCTTCTTCACTGAAACGCTCCAAAAGTCTGAGGATGTCTCGCAAGTTGGTCGCGATCTCATCTTGCACTTCTAAAAGTTGATCGAAATCTTCTGTCGTCAACTCGATAATAAACTTGCTCATCCGGTAACCTCGCCGCTAAAGCTTTTTCTCAAATGGTCCACCTCTGGATCGCCGATCACCTTGATATCCATCGCTCGACTGATTTCCTTACTGCTCCAGCCACCTTCACCACCATTTGAAAACGAGTGACCTGTCACCGTGTTCTTAAAATCAACACGATCGTCGGCGCTATCGAAGGCCTTCGCCCAGTTAGCAAGCAGGTCAGGAATAAACAGATGATCAGGGCAGGCCTCTCTCTGCTCTTCGCCGGTCAGGTTCTTCTTGTGCTTTTCACAGGACCATCGAGCGTCACCGTCAGTCTGCGGGGTTGCGTATGCGCAGGTCCGACAACTCAGCGCTGGCGTTTGAAAGCCATGACACAGAGCCTGGTGATCGCAGAACTTACACTTGTAGAACGCAGCGTCAGTGCTGATACCTTCAGGCGGTCGATCGCTCGTGATGATGTGCTCGGCCTTGCGTAGCAGGGCATCTGCGTGCGCTGGATTGTGCTCAACGCGCTCGAAGTACAGCGAGTCGTCGTTTTTGTTCACTGCCTGGTAGAGCGCCCGAGGGATGTTCATCAGGTGCATATAGATCTGCATCTGGCTGTAATGCTCGGGCTTCGCGACAGCAACGCCATCCTTTACAACACCCTTAAACGACTTGTCATTATGCGTTTTCTGCTCGCTAACATGGGGCGTCTTTGGCGCCTCTGCCACGCCCATCAACACACCGTCAAGGCTTCCGCCGAAATGGCCCCCAACAGCCTCCACGCGCCACTGCTGATTCATGTCGGGGTCCACGTCCCAGACAGTTACACCAGCAAGCCGCAGAAGATGATTAAACCAATCCTCCTCGCGCTGACCGCGAGCAAACAAGCGCAGCAATCGTCCGCTGTGCTTGGTCACTGTGGTCCAACGAAAGCTGTACCACAACTCGCGGCGGCACTCACGACCAATGATCGAGGCGCCGAGGTGATACCGGCCAGGTGATGATCCGGCATCGTCCTCGACTGCGCGATCCAGCAGCGACAGCGTAGAGTTCTCGTTAGCTGGGATAGCGGCCATCGTTATTCCCAGGGCTTCTTGCCGGCGGGGGCGTCTGGTGCTGAAGTCGCGACAGCACTTGCCTGCGTAGCTGGCGCAGGCGCAGCCTGTGGAGACACCGGCGCGTAAGCCTTGATCTCGTTGCTTTCCATATAGCCATTGGATGGCGGTCGGACGACAACCTTGATCATCGCCATCTTATCGTGCAGCTCTTCCGTGTCTGTGATGCCAACCTTGCCGAAGGACCGGCAGATCGCCGCTAGATCTCGCTGCGCGATTTCTTCCGCTTTTGGATTTGGGTTTTTGATATTAAGGCGATCCCAAATCTTTCGGCTTGCATACGGTCCCTCTTGGATCTCCCAGGTGAGCTCGATCATCTCGCCGGTGCCAGCCTTCGTCAGCCGCACTTCGGACGACAAGATCATCGCCTTGTACATGCCCTCTTTGATGACCTCGTAATTTGCTGGGTCGGATGGTGCTTCGATGCCGTCGGTGGTAAAGCTAAATTCGGCCATGATTAATTACCTCTCTTGGTGGTTGTTTCAATAATTGCTGCTTCAAATGCGGTCCAGTTAAAGTCGATTTCGGCAGGAAGCCCATATCGATTCTTTGCAATAAAGCCTGGGGTTTCGGTAGTGCAGAGCACGCGCTCGCCGGTACTGATGCCACGCACTCGCGTATTACCAAAGCCCTTGTCTTCCTTCTTTGTGATGACCTTGTGCTTC